TTTAAATGTCTAGTATGAGATTTAAAAGAATATTTAAACGAGTTCTTAGGCTCTGGTTAGCAGACCCTTTGAATTTAAATGAATTTATAACTAATGTAATAGGTTTGATGTATGATGAAGTGGAAACCAAACTTCGTAATAAGATCCTTTCTTGGTCTGACCGACGACACCGTAGATGCCGTCAAAGCCAGGAGATTCCTGAAAGGGATGACCCAGGACAGAACGACGGATGCACGTAATGGACCGATATCGGACCGTGTTGAGCAGAAAGTTGTACCTGCATGGCGTAGGTTTGTTCGACAACACGCTAAGGAGTTCCACCCAGATCGCCTGCTACTTGAGAATAGATGGTTTGAGAAATCCGCTCCTAAGTCGCTCTATTCGTATGAGCTATTACAAGAACAATACTCTCAGTATCAACGGGAGCTAATCACGCCTGTTTGGAACCAGAGAGATGTGAAGTTCGAGGATTGGCTCGGAGCCTTAGAAGAAAATCCGTGGCCTACTAGTGATGAGAAGTTCTCATTCAATGTAACCGGTGTAGATTTAAAGAAGGGAAGCGGTCTACCAAAGATGGGTCCCAAACGGGACAATCTAGACTCTGCTCGTCTCTACGCTGATAAAATTAAATCTGACATTGGAACACCGGCTTACAAATTTCTACCAGGTATCAGGACCCAAACAGGTGGTAAGACACGTGGTATTTGGCAAGATCCCATTTCTGAGTGGGTACTTGAGATCGAGGCTTGTCGATCTGCGATTCTAAAGGCTGTGGAATTGGCGCAGCGACCCTCTAAACGTATCAAATTGCACTATTGCAAACCTGAAGTAATGCAAGAGTTCCTTTTCTCAGGCGACACAAGTTGTTTCGTTGTACTTGACTATAGTCAGTTCGATTCAACATTGAGTGCTTGGGAGATCGATTCTTTTCTTCGGTATATAGCTGGAGATTATGTAGCAATAGATCACGTGATTGATCATGCGATCAGGGCGCCAATCATTATGCCAAATGAAACGGATGTAGTACGATTGGGAGGCTTAGCGTCTGGGAAAGTATTTACGAATTATTTTGGTGGGGCAACGAATGCCTTTGGAGGGTTCACTGTCTGGGACCAGTTAAAATTAGATCGGTTTATTGACGGTGCTTCGTTTAATGGTGATGATTCGGTTTGGAAATTCAGTACGTGGATAACCGATAAGAATCTTGAATCATTTAATAAGAAGTGCGGTCCCAGGGTTATCGAACCATCGAAAAGTTGGGTCAGCAATAATTCGGCCTGGTACAGTAAAGTACTCTATACAGCTGATTACTTTGGTAAACCCGGGTCGTTAGTCTTAGACTCCATTATCCACCGTGAACTTGAACTAGTTGAAGGTGCGCTATCCAAGGGATATGTCGCAGTCGGTACTGCAAATAAGGTGGAATGGCTCAAAGGAGTGCCATTTGGAGACGTATTAGCCAAAATGATCAAAGATGTCGATAAATATCCGATCGATTCACTTGATGATGATGAAGTTAAACCTGCTTATGATAGTTATTCTCAG